TCATTGGCGGTAGCCCATGCCAAGGTTTTAGTTTTGCCGGAAAGATGCTTAACTTTCAAGATGAACGAAGTAAATTATTCTTCGTGTTTGTCGATATACTTAACCACATAAAAATACATAATCCAGACGTTAAGTTCTTACTTGAAAATGTAAGAATGAAGAAAGATTACCAGGATGTAATTAGCCAACATCTTGAAGTAGAACCTATAAGAATCAACTCCGCACTTGTTACAGCGGCGCATAGAGATAGATTTTATTGGGCAAACTTCCCAATTACCCAACCAATCAATAAAGGCATTACATTCGATGACATAAATCAAAATAGTGACGATTGGCTATCCGATACATACATTCAGAAAGTCAAAAATTGGAAAGCGCAACAAGACCCTATTAAGTGCGCAACAACAATCGGAACTGCTTCAAAACTTCCATGTCTAACCGCAAGAGGTTATAACCAGAGTCATAGTGGAATGATATTGATTACCGACGGTAAAAGATATCGCTATCTTACAAACGACGAGGCAGAACTTGCTATGACACTTCCGATTGGATATACATATGGAATTAAGAACAGAGAAAGAGCAAGGTGCATTGGTAATGGTTGGAGTGCCGATGTGATTGCACATATTTTTAATTGTTATAAATCAATCTGAACAACCACAAAAGGAGAATGTTATGGTAATTAACAGAGTATGGGCAATGCCCAACAGTAACACTTTTAGCATTCCTCCCATCGGAGAGCTTGTCACTCGCTATACATCAGGGGGAGTAAAACAATAGTAGACCCGTTTGCCAATGGTTGCAAAATCGGGACTATCACTAATGATTTGAACCAAAAGTTCGATACAACATATCACCTTGATGCGCTTGACTTTTTAAGATTGCTTCCGGATGCTTCTGCCGACGTAGTTTTATATGACCCGCCATACTCTCCGAGACAAGTCAAGGAGTGCTATGAGGGCGTAGGAATTACGGTCACGGCAGAACATACCAAAGCATCTTGGAGAGCAAAACATCTTGATGAAATCGCAAGAATCCTTAAACCTGGTGGAGTATGTTTATGTTTCGGATGGAACTCAAACGGAGTTGGAAAAAAGCGAGGTTTTGAGATGATAGAAATTCTTCTTGTTGCTCATGGTGGTAGCAAGAATGATACGATTTGTACGGTTGAAGTAAAAGGAGAGAACAATTGACGATAGTTGCAATTATTTTAGGATGGATGTTGGTCAACACATGGGTGGCATTAATTTGGTGCAAATTAGACCACACATTTATATCCGAATGGGATGAATACTTTGCACTCTTTATTGTGAGTATTGTATCCGTTCCTATTATGCTTTTAATTAAACACATTATTATAAAAGTTAAAAAGGAGAGGAAAAATGAAGTACGCAAAAAGCAATTGTAAACACGCAGAAAAGCATGACGCAACCCATATTAAATGTGCCAGAGATGGTTCATTAAGAAAAGTTGCAAAGGGCTGTCCTTGTAGAGTCTATGAGGAAACGTGGTTTACAAAGATGAAAAAGAAGTTGGTCTGGTAAGGAGTAAAAATGGATAGGTATAATGTCGGGCAAATTGTTACAGCAACAGAAGATATTGAAGTTGTTGGTTGTTTCTCAGATGAGAAACAGGTAATTAAAAAGGGAACAAAAGGATGGGTAACAGCCTCAAAAGGTTGCCCTGCGCTCTATTTGGAAAACGGTAGTACTTTCTTACTTGACAAAGAAAATACTGAGCTTATCGGTTTCGATTCCGAGGGACTTGCAGAGTGGATTTTCCGTCATTTGAGAAATAGAACTCACATTGACGATATGATGGAAGATTACGATGTTGATGAGGATGATATTAAAAACATTATCTCGGAAGCTCTTGAAGAACTTGAATTTTATCCGGGAGAAGAAACGGAGGATAGAGAATGAGTTACTTCTATAGCAATGAGATTGTATTTAGGGGACATCCTGACAAAGTTGCAGACCAGATTAGTGACGCACTTCTCGATGCTTATTTAGCAATTGACCCCAATAGTAGATGTGGTATCGAGGTTGTTGGCGGAAAGGGCAAAATTTTTGTCACTGGCGAGGTTACATCTAAGGCTACTATGGATGTTAATGTAGAAGCGGTTGTCCGCAGCGTGTTGAAAGATATCGGGTATAGAACGGATTATGAGATTATTAACAACATCGGGAAACAGTCACCGGATATCGCACAAGGTGTTGATATTGGTGGAGCTGGCGACCAGGGTATGATGTTCGGTTATGCTTGTAGAGATACCGCACAAATGTTGCCAACAGCAATGGTAATTCTTCAAGAATTATCTATGTTTTACGATGCTCTTTGTCATTCAGATAAGAGATTTCTACCCGATGGAAAAGCTCAAATCACAGGCGAATACAACTCCGATAAGCAATTGGTGAAGATTAAAGATTTTACAATCTCTTATCAGAACACAGAAGAAGCAAGAGAAGAAACCGATAGAATTCTCAAGGAGTTTACCACAGAACTTTGTGCTGAGTACAATATCAAAATTGATTGCTTCCATATTAACCCTACCGGCAAATTTCTTATTGGTGGGTTTGATGGAGACGCGGGTTTGACTGGACGCAAGATTGTTGTGGATGCTTACCAGTCATTTGCCAATGTTGGTGGTGGTGCATTCTCTGGGAAAGACCCGACAAAGGTTGATAGAAGTGCTGCATATAAAGCAAGACAACTCGCAAAAGAGTGTTTAATGACTCGCAATGACTTTAAGTGGTGCGAAGTCCAACTTTCTTATGCAATCGGGCTTGAATCTCCTTTGGCGATTTATGTAAGAACCGATAAAGGAAACTACACAGAGAACCTTAATTGGCTTTATCCTGAATGCACACCAAAACGAATTATTGAAGATTTGCATTTGCTTGATACCAAAAAAGTAAAGTATTACTCAACAGCTAAATTTGGACATTTTGGAAACAAGGCGTTTCCATGGGAATGAGAGGTATAATAATGAAAGTTTTTATTGATCTTGACAAAGTAACTGTTACTGACGGCAAGGTTATCATTGATGTTGACCCGAACCAGAATGGTTGGTTTGATACTATTCTTGCGGCAAAGAATGGTGTAAAACTCTCCAAACTTAGACCCAAAGACGAATTCAAAATCGGAGATGAAGTGTTTATTGTGTTAGAGCAAACCGAAAACGGCACGAGGGTCATTGCCAAGGAGTTTATCTACGACGACACACAATTTGGCGACAATTCCAATTGGAAGACATCTTCTATCCGTAAAATCCTCAACAATAAGTATCTTGAGAAGATTGCAACTATCATTGGAGAAAATAACATCATATCGATGGATAGAGACCTTACTTCTCTTGATGGTTTGGATGACTACGGAATCTGCACCGACAAGGTTAGTCTTTTAACTGCTACAGAGTATGCAAAGTATCATAGAATTCTTGGTTTGAAGTCACGCTATCCTAATTGTTGGTGGCTTATTACTCCTGCATCCGCTCCAAGCAATGATTATTCTCGTTACGTTTGCTATGTCAACTCCGGCGGTATTCTGAGTTGGATTGTCTGTGTCTTTCGCTACGGTGTTCGTCCGTTTTTAAATCTTGAATCTTCCATTTCGGTACTTATGAATAAAGATTAAACCATTCTTGTATTTTGAGGTACATATGGAAATTATAAAAACACATACAGGTAAGATATATGTAGATGTCGATAGGCAGTTAGAGTTTTTAACCGTTGGCGATTACGGCAAAGAAAACAATATCAAAGCTGATTTCCTCGGACTACATAAAGAGATTAATGGTGTAGAACATCATGAAGTGGATTTATCGGATAAATGGGTTGCCACGATAAGCACCCAAAAAGGATGCCCGATGAAATGTCAATTTTGTGATTGCCCTAAATATGGTTTTCATGGTAATGCAAGCGTAGAAGATATGATGTACGAAGTTGCGACCATTTTGGAACATGAGGATGTAAAATCTACAAAGAGATTTAATGTGCATTTTGCAAGAATGGGTGAACCCTCGTTGAATCCTAATGTTCTTACATTTGCGGAGAATAATTTAAAGCCTCTTGTAGAGAAATATATCAAAGCAGACACAATTCATCCGGTGGTTTCTACGATGCTTCCTAAAAACCATCAATTTCTTGAACACTTTATTGAGAAATGGTGTTACATAAAGAATGAGGTTTATAATGGCGAGGCGGGATTGCAGTTTAGCATTAACTCTACCGATGAGAAACAGAGAGCCGAGCAGTTCAACAATATGAGTTTATCTCTAAGTCAGATTTCCGCGCTTGCTAAAAAGCTGCCTATGCCGAAGGGTAGAAAGTATACTTTGAATTTCGCGGTAACAGCAGATACAATTCTGGATGCAAAAAGACTTTCGGAGTTGTTTGAAAAAGAAAAGTTTATCGTAAAGATTACACCAATTCATAAGACAGATGCAGCCGTAAAGAATGGCTTTGGTGTAACCACCGAATATACCGATTATGACGTATATCGTAAGTTTGAAGCTCCACTTCTTGATGAGGGATGGGAAGTCATTGTGTTTGTTCCCAGCCAGGAAGAAGATAGCGATAGAATTACTTGTGGTAACGCATTGATTGCCACCAACAAATAAAAGAAAGAAGGATTTAAAAATGAAGAAGATTTTAAGTGTTATTTTGGTCGTAGTGATGATGTGTGCAATGTGTGCCGTATTTGTAGGATGTGATTACGACACCCGCGTAAGTGGTTCAAAGCAAGATGTGAACAACACAATTAACGCAGCAAACAACATTCAGAGCAATCAGCCAACACCTACGGATATTTCGTATTCGCTCGAAAGATACAATCTTATCCGCAGAGCATATTGGGTAAATGGTCAGCGCGAAAAGGCAAATGCACTTCCTTGTGAGGTAGAGAAACCTCTTGGATATGTTGTATTGTTTAGCGGCAATGTAGTTATTGGCAACTTTGTTGTTGATGGTAAAGTATCGAGCCTTAATAGTTATCTTACTCCTGATAGTGAGTATTACGAGTATAGCGGAGCTTCCGCTTCTTATTATAGAAATAACTGGCTTGCCGATGTAGATGGTTCTTATGGTTCTAACGACAACGGAATTTTCTTTTTCACCCCCGATGGTAAGTACATTGAATGGACTGGTACATACCTCTATTCCGATATTCCGTTTGAAGTAGATTCTCCCATCCTCAATGTTGGAGGTGGTAACTAATGCGCAACTTTGGTATTGCTTGCCTCGTTGTTCTTTTAGTTGTACTGTTTATTGGATTGCCGATTTTCTTCACTTGCACTCCTACCGGTGTTGCAACTTGGAATAATTGGTTTCACAAAGTCCAGGAAGCAGACGATGATACAAATTATAAAACCTTGAAGAAGGTAGAAGATACTTGCCGCTCTATGATTGCTTCGTATAATGCCGACAAACTCACATATGAGCAATATAAAGATTCAGACAATGAAGAAAAGCAGTCATGGGCGGAGCAGGCAAAGATGAGAGCTAATAAGACTGCAAGTTCATACAATAATTACATCTTGAAGAATAGTTATATTTGGAAGGATAATGTTCCGGCAGATATTTATATGAATCTACCATATATTGAGTGATGGATTTATACGATAAGATATTAGACGATGCAATTAGAAAACATTTTGACTATTGTATCAAATACCAAAGATATAAGAAGACGAAGAATTGATTATATAACTATCAAAGGATAAATATAAGGAGAAACATATGAGAGATAATTTAACTGAAATTGTTTTTATTTTGGATAGAAGCGGCTCAATGTCCGGATTGACAGACGATACTATTGGTGGCTTTAATTCCTTTATTGAGCAACAGAAGAAAGTAGAGGGTGAAGCCAAACTTACCACCGTTCTTTTCGATGATAGATATGAGTTGCTTCATAATGGCGTAGATATCAAAGAAGTAAAGCCTATGACAAGAGACGAGTACAGCGCAAGAGGCATGACAGCTTTGTACGATGCCATTGGAAAAACTATCAATGATGTGGGAGATAGATTAAGTAAGACTCCCGAAGATGATAGACCGTCAAAGGTTATTGTTGTAATCACTACCGATGGGGCGGAGAATTCAAGTAAGGAATTTTCGCAGAGCAAGGTTAAAGAGATGATTACGCATCAGACTGATAAGTATAGTTGGGAATTCATTTTCCTTGGTGCAAATATCGACTCTGTATCCGTTGGTGATAGTATTGGTATTGCAGCCAATCGTTCCGCGAATTACTCTGCATCTAATAAAGGTGTATCATCTGTATACTGCGCAATGTGTGATACTATTTCCACATATAGAATCACCGGCACTGTAGATGAGAAAACATTTGAAGGGCTTTGTTAACAACACGAAATAGATTTAACCTTGCAAAAAAAAACGAATAAAATATTTAATAAATAATTCTGAAAAACCACTTGACAAAGTTTGAAAGGTGTGGTATAATAATATCACAATATAGAAGCGGACGAAATAAAAAAATCACCATATGGGCTGAGTTCCATATGGTGATGTTCTAAGGTTTTAGAATTTTGATTTATGATTACGAATCATATCGTTTTCCCAAGCCGTCTTTATTCTTATTGATAACCACCTTGTATACTGTTCGTATCGGTAGATAGATGCTTCGTGTGATAGCCCAAAAACCCTTTGCGCGTCTTTGGATGAATGAATATTAAGAACTTTGAAAAGTGGGAATGGAGCTAAAATAGTTGCAGCAAAATAATCTGCCTCTGACTCATAAAGAGGGTTGTATATTTGTAATAAACTATTTTCTGAAAGCTTCTCGTAAGCAGAAATAACGTGATGGTTACATACAATATGTCCAATTTCATGTCCACACGTCCATCGTTGGCGACCAAGATTGTTATTATCATCAGTCGAATGATTGCAGAGAATTAAATAACGGTTTTGCATAATATCATAATGTGTACAACCGGATTTGCTCTCACAGAGCTGAATAACTTCTTCTAATGAACAGTTATTAATTTCTGCAAATTTTTGATATGACATATACCTACAATTTGGCATATAACTAATTACTGATTGAATATCAAGAGGAAATTCAATTTTGGGCATTTGTAGGTAAATACTCAAAATTTGATTATTTATAAAGGTATATCGAATCATTTATCCCCCTCATCGGAAAAGGCATATTCAAAGCCAAGTCTTAGCATTTGCATCATTCTTTCCCTATCTTTTGGAGTCATCTTTTGCCTTGCTCTTTGAAATGATATTATATCTTCATCACCAATTATATCAGACATAGAACTTTCAATATCTGTACGACCCATAAGATAGTCAATAGAAACATCAAAATATGTAGCAACCTTAACTATTTTGTCTATTGACGGAGAACTACTCTTTTCCCATTTTTTGATTGATGAGTTGCCGAACCCAAGGTCAGCCTCTAATTTAGCTATCGTTATTCTTTTCCGATGGCAAAGCTGTTTGATTCTGTAATATAGAATGTTTTCCATGGCGTCGTTCTCCTTTTGCAAAAAAACGGTCAAATATTCTAAAAACCTATTGACAGAGAGAAGATATTCTGTTATAATATATCTGCAGTTAGAAAATATGACCTCAATACCAATATTATACAACTAATATTCTAATTTGTCAAGAGTCTATGGCAAATTAATGAAAGGAGCAGCATATGAACATTAAAGAAATAAAAACTATGCTTCATGGCAACAAATATGATTTTCTACGTACAGATGCAAACCTTGGCAAGAATATTATTCTTCTTGGTCTTGGTGGTAGTCATGCTTATGGTACTAATAATGAAAACAGCGATGTTGATATTCGGGGGATAGCCACAAACCAAAAGAGAAATATTCTTGTTGGCAGAGACTTCGAGCAAGTTGTTGATGTGGATACTGATACAACGGTTTATTCATTCGATAAGATTGTAAAACTTCTTTGCTCATGCAATCCCAACACAATTGAGATTCTTGGATTAAAACCCGAACAGTACATTTACATGACACCAGTTGGAGAAGAACTTATTGCTCATAAGCAGATATTCTTGTCAAAGATTGCTGTTCACTCATTCGGTGGATATGCAAATGCACAGTTGAGAAGGCTTGAAAATAAAGCTGCAAGATTGGTAAGTCAAACACAGCAGGAAAACTTTATCCTAAAAAGCATTGAACACGCCTCGGTAGATTTCAAGCAAAGATATTTCAAGTTCCCGGATGACGCTATTAGACTCTATGTGGATAGCACCGATAGAGAGGGATTTGATTCTGAAATCTTCATGGATGTGAATTTGACCAGATATCCTTTAAGAGATTTTGAGGGATTGTGGGCAGAGATGCATACAGTTGTAAAATCTTATAATAAGATAGGTAAGCGAAATGAAAAGGCAATCGCTCATGACAAACTTGGTAAACATATGATGCATCTTGTTAGACTTTATCTTATGTGTTTTGATATCCTTGAAAAAGGTGAAATTAATACGTATAGAGATAAAGACCATGACTTGCTTATGTCAATTCGTAATGGCGAATTTCTTGATGAAAATAGACAGCCAACGCAGAAGTTCTATAAGTTAGTTGATTCGTTGGAAAAGCGACTTGATTACGACAAGGAGCATACAGACTTACCTGAAACGGTTGACATGGAAAAAGTAAATGATTTGGTTGCGAGAGTAAATGGTAGAATCTGCGCAAATTAAGGAGAATGATAAACAAATGACCAGAGAGCAAATCCTAAATTCGGTTAGTCTTAAAAAGCGTTTTTGCAAAGACTACAACCTCCCCATTACGATTTATGATAATCCGTACTTTTACGAGAGATTGAGCGCAATCGATGTCATGTTTGATTGCATTAATAAGTTTGATAACTTCTGTCGTTGCCTTTCAAAGTTTGAGAGCGAGCAGGAATATTTTGAGTATTATAACGAAGTCAAGGACAGAGTTATTGATTATATTAAATCTAATCCCGCCTTCGAGTGTTTTAATGGAGATGTTTTTGATGTGAAATATAATTTCCCCAAGAACAATCTTTATGTAAGTCAAAACGACGATTGCACTTTTATTTCAATTGATATGAGAAAAGCAAATTTCTCTGCATTGCAACATTACGACAAAGCTATCTTTGGCGGCAAGGAAACGTGGGAAGAATTTCTGGGGATGTTCACCGATTGTTCTCATATCCTTCAGAGCAAGTATATTCGCCAGGTTATCCTTGGAGCTTGCAACCCGAAAAGACAGATTACATATGAACATTATCTTATGGGTAAGCTACTTACACATATTGTTGAAAACATTCCGACAATCAATGTATATAGCCTTGGAGAAGATGAAATCTTAATCAAAGTAGAAAAGGGTTGTGGGTATTCTAAAAAACAACTTCAAAAAGTGGTTAGTTCTTGTCCCGAAGGCATTGGAAGTATTGTTCGTATCGATATCTTTGATTTACATATAATTAAGAACACTTCCGGATGGATGAAAGTAATGTATGATGATAATGGAAGCATCAAGTTTAAGTGTTTGGAAGCAGAAACTTATCATCAAATTATTAAGCATTATTATGGATTGCCTATTACCGATAATGACCTTGTATTTTACCATAATGGTCAGTTAGCAAAGTTTTTGAAAGAGGTTGATAACCCATGGGAAGAATAAGTTTACCACCTGCGGTGTGCTTCATTCTTGATAGACTTTATGCTAACGGCTTTGAAGGATATGTTGTCGGAGGCTGTGTACGAGATAGTCTGATGGGTTTAGAACCGCACGATTGGGATATTTGCACGTCCGCTCTCCCGGAGCAGATGATGGATTTGTTTTCCGATTGCAAGGTTATTCCCACCGGACTGCAACACGGAACGATTTCCGTTGTTATCGATTCAACACCATACGAAATTACTACTTATCGCATAGATGGCGAGTATAAAGATAATCGCCATCCAGACGGAGTGGAATTTGTATCTGATTTGAAACTTGACCTTATGCGCCGAGATTTTACTATCAACGCTATGGCATTTAGTCCACAAAATGGATTGGTAGATTTGTTTGGCGGAGAGGAAGATATCTGCAATCGTACAATTAGATGCGTTGGCAATCCAAATGAAAGATTTCAAGAGGATGCATTGCGTATTTTGAGAGCAATTAGATTCGCCATGAGGTATGGTTTCAAAATTGATAAGCCAACGCTTGAATCTTTGTATTTGCATAGACATCTACTCAAAAACATTTCCGTTGAAAGAGTATGCTCGGAAATCACCAAAACATTAAGTAGCACTCAAATCAATAAAAACGATTCAGATTTGCTAATTGCCATTTCATATTGCCTTGATGTTATAGACGAGAGAATTTTCTTCTTTGGAGATGAGCTTATCGAAACAGTTCCAAATCTTGCATTGCGACTTGCAATCATTTTCAACAATCCAGATATCCAAGATATTATGGAGAAATTGAGGTTTCCGAATGACGTAATCGCGCAAGCTATTGAGATAAGAAAATTCGGATATAAAATCCTCGATGATATAGAGCAATTTAGCAACGAAGATAATTTTTCGATTTTCTATCATCCTCGGAAGTTATTGCACGAAATGCAAAAAGCAGATGTGTGGTTAGTCATTGAGTTTGCCAAGAGTCATATACATACTGAATGGCAGTATACAGCACTTAAAGAACTATCAAATAAGATAAAGTGGTGTGTTGAAAACAAAGATGTGTATAAGCTATCTTCTCTCGCCGTTAATGGTAATGATTTAATTAAGATTGGCTGCAAAGGAAAGCAGATTGGTTTTATATTAAATGAGTTACTTGACATGGTGATGAATGATACGATAAAAAATATACAAGAAGATTTGTTACTACAAGCACATACATTGAAAACCAAATATTCACCATAATTATTTTCCGAGCATAGCCGGACTATAATTATTGGTTTTATAAATAAATCTGAACAACTACAAAACGGAGGAACGAGAATGAGGCTTAAAAACCAATGGATTCATGGTGATTGTCTTAAAGAGTTGAAGAAGCTCGACGATGAGAGTGTTGATTTAGTTATTACATCTCCGCCTTATCATAATTTACGAGTTTATAGTAACGACCCAAGCGACCTCTCAAACTGTGAATCTTATGAAGAATACTACTATCTTCTCGGTTTAGTAATCGAAGAATGTAAGAGAGTGTTAAAACCTGGTGGTAAATTTGTAATTCAGTATGAGGATTACAATTACACGCTTGGTAGAGATAACAAAATGGGTCAGGAGAGCATTACGGGGGAGATAAACAATATCTTCTTAAACAACGAATTTTCCCTGTGGACGAAGGCATTTTGGCGCAAATATTCCGCACAAAGAGCAATGCTTGCACAAGGCAATCTATATTACAGAAACATGAAAGCAAGAGATACAATCCTTGCTGCGAATGTAGGGTTTGTATACGTTTATAAAAAGGCTGGTGATTGTGAACTTATCAAGGCATCTGACATTACCCTTGAGGAATGGGCAGATTGGGCAGATGGTATGTGGAACATCAGCAATTCTGGTATTGGTCATACCACTCCTTTCGCAGAAGAACTTGTTAAGCGTTGCATTAAATTGTGGAGTTGTCCGGGAGATACAGTATTAGACCCGTTTGCTGGTGCTGGAACGGTTAATAAGGTAGCCATTGAAAATGGCAGAAATGCAATCGGTATCGAGCTTAACGAGGAATTCTATAATCTTGCAAACGAGAAGCGATTCTCATTGTGGGATGATGAGGTCTATGAGAGCAACGATTCCATCGAAAAAATGAAAGAGCGTTTTGCAGAACAGCTTGCTCTTGGCAAGGAACAATCTGCAAAAGCAAAAGCCGAAAAGGAAGCGAAAAAGGCGGCAAGAGAAGTAAAGAAGAAAGGTGTTGAAAATGCCGATTGAACTTCAAATTCCGGTTGATAAAATTCCTTATATAAGAACTATCGAGGGTAGAAAGTTTCACGATGGTAAATGGCAATTCCCAGATAGTGCAGCACCAAAACTTATTCAACTTGGATTTTTGAACGAGTCGGTTGCGCCACAAGAAAAGAGCTTCATTGATTATCCATTGTCAGCCCATTTGCGAAAGTACCAAAAAGAAATTTGTAACACCGCACTTAATCATGGTTGTTATGGTATCTTCAGCGATACGGGTACGGGTAAGACTATAATGGGGTTAGAGATAGCGCACCATTATAATAAAACACTGATTTTATGTCCACTTTCAGTCATTGAAACCGCATGGATTGATGATTGTCGTAAGTTTTACCCGCAAACAGACATTATAAATGTATGGGCTGACTCAAAGAGCAAACGTATGAAGTTGCTAAATACAGATTCGAGAATCTATGTAACCAATTACGAGAGCTTTAAGATTTTACATAAAGAGATAAAGAACGCTAACTTCGATTGTCTAATTGTGGATGAGAGTAGCGTTATGAAAAACATGACAAGCCAAATTACCTCGATGTTGATGGATATGATGACCTTCATTCCTCACCGATTTGTGTTGAGCGGCTGTCCTACGCCGAACCACAATAGCGAGATATTCCCGCAGATGAAGTTTGTAGATGCGGATGTGTTTGGCAATAATTATTACGGCTTCCTTGCAAGGTACTTTCATCAAGACATGGAAAATCCACATAGATGGTATCAAACGCAGGAAGATAAAGATAGATATTTTACTCGTTTAGGTGAGAAGTCGGTATTCTTGAAAAAAGAAGATTGCGTTGATTTGCCGGAAAAAGTTTTCCAGGTTAGACAATTCGACCTGTCAAGCAATCAGAGAGAATACTACGATGCGGTTGTTCATGATATAAAATCGCATATTAACGAGTGGAGCAAGTTTGAGTTTACAGCAAAACTCATGAAGCTCCGAGAAATCGCAAGCGGCTTTGTTATACAAAAGGATGGAAGTATTACTTCTTTTGACAATGCAAAAGAAAATCTTCTGCAAAGTGTTATCGAAGAAATTGGCGATAAGCCGATTATTGTATGGTGTCAATTCCAACATGAGATAAATACGCTTGCTAAAAAGTTTAACGGTGTTGGCTTAACATCTGAAACCAATCCTCGCAAACGTGATGAGATTATTAGGCAATTCAAGAATGGAGAAATTAAACTTCTTTTTACTCATCCATTACTAATTGGTAAAGGATTAACATTTACGAATTGCACTTACAACATCTATTACTCTTTGAGTTTTAGTTATGAAGAATTCAAGCAAAGTCAAGACCGAATACATAGAATAGGTCAGAATAACAAGTGTACATATATTATTCTTCAAGCAAAAGACACTATCGAAGAACAAATATATGGGTGCTTACAAAGTAAGAAGAATGCTGTTGATGAACTATATTTGGAAATGGGCTTGAAAGGAGATTTATCAGATGGTGATTAGTCCAAGAAGAAACAAGGATTCATTTTCGGATATCGTAGTATTGCTTGACATGGACGATACAATTGTCGGTCTTTGTGAAGCATGGTGTAAGTGGTTGAATGATACACATGGCACATCTACAAAGATTGATGATATAACCGAATGGGATATCTCAAAGTTCTTTCCAACTCTTACAAAGGAGCAAGTATTTGCACCGTTACATAGAGAAGATTTTTGGCATCATGTTAAACCAAAAGAAAATGCGATTGAATATGTCAAAAAGTTAATTGATGATGGATTCAATGTTTATCTTTGCACATCAACAGATTATCGTAACGTAAAGCCGAAGTATGAATATGTAATTCAAAAATACTTTCCATTTATCAAGTGGCAAAAAGTTATTGTATCTTATGATAAAGCTATGATAAAAGCCGATTTTCTTGTAGATGATGGAGTGCATAATCTTGAAAACGGTAGTTATATTAAAATGCTTATATCCGCTCCGCATAATAGGCAATATGATGCGGAGAAAAATGGGATGGTAAGAGTAATTGATATGAAGGATGCATATAGCAAAATTCATAAATACGCAAGCGGGATGGTGAAACAGAAATGATAGTAGATATTTATAACACCCAAAATCAATATGATTTGATTGTTGCAGACCCTCCCTGGAAACAAGCAAAGGGTGGCAAAAAGAGTGTAAGACCGATAAGTAGTGGAACAGAGCTTGATTATCCAGTATGTTCTCTTGAAGAAATCAAAGAACATTTATCACAAGCAACCAGCCTTACTTCGGGGGGAGAGCAGTATATTGTTTCTGTGGACGATAGATAAGTATTTATTTGAGGCGCAGAAGATAGCCGAAGAACTTGGTTATAAACTCCATGCAAGAATGATATGGGATAAAGTAACTGGAATACCCGCAGCATTTACTGTGAGGTATGGTCACGAATACTTGCTTTATATGTACAAAGGCAAACTAACTCCCGTAGCCATAGAAGAACGAGGAAAGGTACATACAGTATTCCGAGAGCAAGTTAAACGACATAGCCAAAAGCCTGAAATCTCGTTTGAGATAATCAATAGATTATATCCAAGTGCAAGAAAACTTGAATTGTATGCAAGAACCGAGCGGGATGGATATGATTGTTGGGGCAACGAGGTTAATAAGCAACTAAAGGAGTGATTAAAATGTTTTGTAGAAGATGTAATATCCAGATGAAAAGTGTAATGCGTTTTGAAAACGGCAAATCTTATTCATTACATAGATGCCCGAAGTGTTATTACGAAACAAAGAAACAGCCTTTAATTTTTAACTCTAAAACTAATTCTGAACAACCAAAACAAACAAAGAAAGGAAAGCCGAAGAAAAAGTAAATGTATTGCGCATATATCACTACAATCAAAGAATTGCGAAAGCATAGCAACGCTGACCGCCTTTTAGTAGCAACAGTCTTTGGTAACGATGTTATCGTTGATTTGAGTTATGAAGTGGGAAAGAGAGTTGTTTATTTTCCGACTGATGGGCAGCTTGGAAAGACTTTCGCAGAGGAAAACAACCTTGTCAGAACAAAGGACGAGAATGGTAATAACACCGGCGGATATCTTGACCCAGACAAGAGAAATATTAAAGCATTAAAACTTCGTGGCGAGAAGTCCGATGGTTTGCTTCTGCCGATTGAAACCCTTGCGAAGTACACAGATATCTCCACGTTAAAGGATGGCGACCAAATCACCATTCTTAATGGTAACGAGATTTGTAAAAAGTATATCCCTCGTGGAACTCGCAGAAGTCATTCTGGAAGCCACAGTGTTAAGGCATCGAAGAATAGTAAAGAAGCAAATATGAAGGTTTCGTATCCCTTCTTTACCGAACATATTGATACCGAACAGTTGGCTTATAACCAGCAAGCATTTAAACCTAACGACATTATCTATCTTACGCAGAAATTACATGGAACATCTTTTAGAGTAAGCAACTGCATTGAGGTAACTACTAAAAAGAGAAATGCTTTGATTAAGAAATTGTTCCATCTCAAAGACAAAACCACATCCAAATATCAGGTTGTGAGTGGCACTCGCAGGGTAGTCTTGCGGGGGTATGACGGTGGTTTTTACGGCTCAAACGAATTCCGTAAGAAATACAATGATTTCTTTATGGATAAGTTGCCAAAGGGAATGACCGTATATGGAGAGATTGTTGGATGGGTAGATGAAAACACACCTATCATGCCGAAGTGCAGTAATGCAAAGGTAAAGGATAAGGAATTTAGCCGACAGTACGGAGAAGAAACAATCTTTACATATGGTTGCAAGCCTGGTGAAAATAAGTGTTATTTGTATCGCATCACGATGACAAATGAGGACGGAATCACCATTGAATTGCCAACCGAAGAAACTATGAAGTGGTGCGAAAGACTTGGATGCGAGTATGTTCCGCTCCTTGATAAATTTCTTTACACCACATGGGAAGAACTGAATGAACGTTGTGCGCCATACCTTGACATTCCTGAACCCTTGGCTAACGGTTCTCATGTTACCGAGGGTGTATGTGTAAGAATTGATAACCGTAGCAAGTTTACTTGTTACAAAACTAAATCTTTCACATTCAAGGTTCTTTCTGGTATAGCGGTTGATTCGTTGTCACAAGAGGATATAGACAAGATGGACGCCGATTTATTGAGTGAAATATAAAAATGTCATATGCGCAAGATTTAACAGGAAAGCGGTTTGGTAGATTGCTGGTTATATCAAGAAATTATGAAAAGCAAAAAGAATTATATGGCAAAACCAATAAACAAAAGGCGTTTTGGAATTGTATCTGCGACTGTGGAAATAGAAAAGTTGTTGAAAGTTCAAGTCTTAACAACAAAACCAATCCTACTTTATCGTGTGGCTGTTACAAAATAGAAGTATCTCATAAACAAAAGAACACTCAAAACATAACATGGATACATAAACAAAATGTAACACTTGGGATAACACATTCGGGCAAAACTTTTTCTATTGATACTGATGATTTTGATAAAGTAAAGGATTATTGTTGGAGAATTGATAAAAAGGTTATGTGGTTGCCAATTCAAGAAATGGAACTAACTCAATAGTTCGCTTACACAGGCTCATTATGGGTGGTTCAAACAATGATATTATTGATCATAAAGATTGGAACAAATCCAATAATACAAGAGATAATCTAAGATTTGCTACAAAATCACAGAATAACATTAACATTAAACTTAAATCAAATAATACAACAGGATATCCAGGATTAACCATCAACCGGGGTGGCTATTATGTTGCACGAATTTCGTTAAATGGAAAGCGATATTACCTCGGCACTTTTAAGAATTTACGAGATGCTGTAGCAGCGAGAAGGGAAGCGGAAATAAAATTTCATAAAGAATGGTCTGGAGAAAACAATAAGCATGATTATGAAAAAATTATACAAACGTAAGGAGAAACAACTATGGCACTGGACAAAGAAAAGCAGGAAGAACTGGAGCAGTTCTTTACGCAGAAGTTACAGGAACAATATCATAGAGGCATAGCCGTTGGTGTAAAGACCGCTTGTAAAGCAGTTCTTGACTTTCTTGGCGATAGCTCAAAACCCTTTATGAAGCGTATTGACATGGTTAAGGTGTTTTGTAAAACACCGTTTGGGATGTCAACAGAGATTAAAACAGATAACGCCGAGGAAAAGACGGATGAAACCGTTGTAACTGAGGAAAACATTGAAAAAATAGACGAAGCAGGCGAGTAATCGGTGTATGTGAATGAAATGATAGTTTTATTCACAAAAACTCGCCTTTTGACACCGAAAGTTTCGGAGCGTAGAAATGAGCAAAAATTTTAATCTTTCTTCTTCGTTATTCCGCAAGGAAATGCCTACGTTTTTTATGTTTATAGGCATTCCTGGATGTGGAAAGTCAACGATTGCAGAAGAAATCAAAAAGTCATCAAATAGAACAACCAAAATCCATTCGTCCGATGCGTTAAGAAAAGAACTTTTCGGAGACGAGGATGTGCAAGACAAGAATGTAGAATTGTTTAACGAATTACATACTCGCATTAAAAACGATTTGCGCAGCGGTTTTGATGTTATCTATGATGCAACCAATATCAATAGAAAACGTAGATATGGCTTTTTGCAAGAACTTAAAAATATTCCTTGTTTGAGAGTTTGCGTTTGTGTAATTACTCCTTACGAAGTATGTTTGAAGCTCAATGCAGAAAGAACCAGAAATGTTCCCATTGATGTTATTAAGAGAATGTATATGAATTGGCAACCCCCGGAGTACAGTGAGGGCTTTGACAACATTCTTCTGTGTGGAATTGGTTTAAGTGAGTCTAACAATGATTGGAGTATTGCTACTCTTGTTGAAAATATGAAAGACTTTGACCAAGAAAATAGCCATCATGCATTGACTCTCGGAGAGCATTGCTTGGCAGCACAGAAATATATTGATGAGAATTATCCCGATAATCACCGTTTGAGTATCGCAGCTTTACTTCATGATAATGGAAAAATCTTTACTAAAACACATATCAACGCTCGTGGCGAAGATGATGGGGATTGTCATTATTACCAACACCATTCGGTTGGCGCATATGATAGTATTCTCTATCTTTTCAATGAGGGATATGAAACCGATGACATTATATACATTGCAAATTTGATTTACTTCCATATGCACCCTTATATGAGTTGGAAACAATCAAAAAGCGTTGAACGTAGAAACCAAATTATGCTTGGTGAAGATTTATATGATGACATTATGAGATTACACGAAGCTGATTTGGCAGCACATTAAGGAGAATTACGATGGAGAAATATTATATTGTTTCACCTAATAGCGAAGTCTACAAAGAGTATATGAAATACGAAAAGTTTGTAGATGCAATTTCAAAAGCGTTCTCTGATTTTGCTGACCAACATGGAATTAAAGCGACCAAATTTTATACATACACAAGTGTATTGCACATCTTCCCGGAGAAAGAAGATATAGAACGTTTCGGAGATTCTATGACCAAAACAGAGTTTGGTAGGTTCAAGAAAAGTTCTGAACTATCTCAAAAATGGGTAGCTAAATGCAAAGAACTTGGATTGGTCGAGGTTAGAAAACCATTTATTCCATTCTTGTTTAACGCTATTGCAAAATCCTCATGGCGATTATTCAGCATTAAAGATGATGTGTATTGTACATATGAAAGCACTTCAAAATTTGATGCTCCTGAATGCTTTACAGAAATCAAAGCAAGCGAATTCTACAAGATAATGGAAGATAACAATGTCGAACTTAATTAAAACAACACTCATTGAGTGATTACATAGATACTTTCCAAAACACAAAACAAAGGAGATTTAATAAATGGAAGAAATCATTGTCTTTGAGACATTGAATAAGATTGATGTCTCAAACAAAATCAAAACCAAAAACAATTTGAAATATTTGTCTTGGGCGAGCGCATGGGCAGAGGTTAAGAAGGTATTCCCCGATGCTACATATCAAATCATTCCTCAGATTATGGATGACCGTGGCAACACAAGATTCTGGCATGATGATGGCAAGACTGGCTGGGTAGAGGTAGCGGTTACAATTAACGGTATCGAGCTTACTGAAATCCTTGCAATTATGGACTTCAAGAATAAGTCGATTGTAGCCGAGGATATTACCAGTGTTGATGCAAACAAGAGTATGAAGCGTTGTCTTGTTAAGGCGTGTGCAATGCATGGTCTTGGAATGTACATTTATGAAGGTGAGGATATTCCCGAAGAAACCTCCAAGGTTCTTGACTTGCAGAATGAAATCAAGGAGCTTGTTGCGAAGAAGTGCCAACTTTCCGAAAAAGCGAAGGAGCAGGTATCCACTCTTTGCAAGAACGCAGAAAAAGAAGCAACACCAGATGTTCCCGATGATGCTATCACCGGCAACTATAAAAACATTAATGATGCCACCATTCTTGAAAACCTCAAGAAGCGACTTTTGGCAGTAAGAAAGTAAGAAAAGGAGATTAAACACTATGGGATTTAGACAGGCAGACAGCGAGAAGCGTGGCGGTTACGCCAAGGTATGGAAGGTAGAGGATAAGGGCAATTATTCTGTTGGTCAGGTAAGCACCAGTAAGAAGAAGCCCGGTACTGAGAGCGAATATGAGGTTGACTTCCAGGATGGGTATGTGAGATTTATCGGCGCAGCGCATGAGGCTATTCAGCAGTTACAGATTGGCGATAAGGGTCTTTCTATTCAGATTACCTCTTGTGATGTTACCAACAAGTATGACAAGGCAAGCAACAGAACCTATGTTAACTATGCGATTTTCGCATTTGATGTAGTCGATGGAAACAACGGTGGCGGTGCTGCAAAGTCTACCGCAAAGAAGTCAACCGCAAAGCCCAAGGCGAAGGCAGAAGTCGAAGATACTACCGATGACGATGACCTTCCTTTCTAATGGAGTCGTTTGAATACTACCTATGAATCAAACCAATATTGAGAGGTTTGAGCAGTTATTACATAGCGTAGATAGGGACGGTATGGATAATCTAATCGACTTTATTCGCAAATCAGATTTCTATACCGCTCCCGCTTCAACGCGATACCATTCGTGCCACGATGGTGGTCTGCTCGAACATAGTTTAAGTGTGTATGATTGTTTAGCAAACAAACGTGATGATTTGGTATGGAGTGAAGTGTTTGAAAATATCCCCAATGAATCATTAATCATCGTTGCTTTGCTTCATGATGTTTGCAAAACTTATTTTTATGGCACAGAGATAAAAAACAAAAAGGTGTATAGCGACACCGGAACGAAGATTGATAGTAATGGCAGGTATGATTGGGTATCATCTCCCGCTTACACAATCGATGATAGAATTCCATATGGTCATGGTGAAAAATCTGTGATGATGATTGAGGAATATATAAAGCTCACTCCTATGGAACGATACGCGATTAGATGGCATATGGGGTATAGCGAACCTAAAGAAAACTACAACACTTTAAGTGCTGCCATAAAAAAATATCCGCTTGTTCTTGCAATTCATGAGGCGGATATTGAGTCAACGTATTTAAAGGAGAAAGAGGAATAATCTTATGGCAAAAAAGACTGATATTAAAATATGCCGATATGCTAAATGCAATCATCCAAACAAGGAAATAAACATTACTTGTGATGCATTTGAGGCAAAGGGTACGTGTTACTATCATGCGGATTGCTACTCTGCAAAATCTGAGGCAGAAGAAGCAGAAAAGAAAATAAAGGCTGATATGCAGCTCATCAAAACCATGTGGATTGAAAATATTAGTAACACTGTGGTATATAGTCAGTTGTTCCGTTGCCTTAATGATTTGTTAGACCAAGGTATAGAGTCAAGTTACCTTGTGTTTGTTATGCAATACTGTGTCACAAATAAACTCAACCTAAGATATCCAATGGGATTTAAGTATTTTGTGGATAAAGCAGAAATCAAGAATGCCTACAAAAAGAAAAATCTTTTACAGCATAGAGTAAGTCAATCAGATTTCTCGGCAAATGACACAGATGATGCACCAAAATTCTCAATCAATAAAAAACCAGTAGGATTTAAACGGATATTAGGAGGTGACAAGTAATGGATATTGCAGAGCTTTCCGATATTCAATCTGAAAGTGGCATCATTGGTACATTAATTTATCACCCTGAATTTGTTTTGCATACTGATTATTTACAGCCTGGATACTTTTATGGTATTGAAAATGGTTGTATTTATTGGGCAATTCAGGAGTTGTATAAAGAAGGTATTTCCAATATTGATGCCTACAATGTTTCCAATAAACTTCAAAGTAATAGAGCGGTAACAAAGACCATTGAAAAGTATAATCTCCCATCAGTGCAGGAGTTTATTGAGTTGTACAAGGAAACCGCAAGACATACCATTGAAGAATACAAAATGCTTGCCGACAACATTATCACGCTTGCTTTTAAGAGAGACCTTGTAAAAACTTTGAATCAGTTATCTTCGGATTGTTTTTTGAAGGATTATGAGCTTGACAAGTTAAGCAATGTAGTGTATGGAGAGCTTGATAAACTAACGCAAAAGTATGTAACAACATCTGATGTTGGTACTCTCGGACAGAGCATAGATGATATTTGGGATGAGATTGTAAGCAGACGAACTTCTGATGGAACATACGGTATTCCCTCTAAGTATAAATCATTTATTGATTTTTACACATACGAGCCGGGAGAACTTGTGGTTATTCAGGCTAAGTATAAACAAGGAAAGTCTGTGTTCTTGATGAATGAAGCGGTACACAAACTCAAAAACGGAGTTCCCACCTTGGTTGTTGATAGTGAAATGCCAACGAGATTATATACTGAAAGATTAATTTCTCACCTTACAGGAATTGAAATGAAACGCATCAAGAATGGTAACTATTCGGACGAAGAAAAGAAGATTATCGAGCAGTGGATTTCATGGCTTAAAGATCAACCTTTTGTACATATCTATGACCCACAAATGACCAATGAAAAGTTATATTCCATTTGTAAAATGCTGAAGCATAAGATGAATCTTTCATTTGTGGTGTTCGACTACTTAAAGAGTAATGAAACTTCAACGAGCGATAACTACAACGTACTTGGCGCAAAATGTGATTTCTTGAAGAATAACATTGCTGGAGAACTTGACCTTGCGGTATTGGCTGCTTGCCAGCTTAACCGAAATGGGGAAGTCGCAGATAGTATCAAAATCAATAGATATTTGTCTGTTGGTATCCGATGGGAATACAAAACCCAAGAGATGATTGCAAGAGACGGGTTGAAATGTGGTAACGCATTTGCCAAAATTTATGTTAATCGTCTTGGTCGCCAAATGCAAGAAGATGATGACAATGACTACATTGATTTTATTTTCGATGGTGACAAAATGACTATCGTTGAAGCACAACAGCACGATAGAGACAGCAGTTTCTAAAACAGTGGAGGCATAGTCGATATGAGAAATTACGATGACGAAATGTTACAACAAATCAACGACAGTGCCGACTTATTGGAATATGTGAGCAAAACAATCGATATGGAAAAGAGGGGTAATGACTACTTTGGTCGATGCCCTCTGCATATAGACAAAACCCCTTCTTTTTCCATTACTCCATCCAAAAATTCGTATTATTGTTTTTCTTGTGGTAAGTCTGGCGGAATAATCGGATTCCTTATGGATTATGAAGGAATGTGTTTTGAGGATGCCGTTGAAAAAGCTGCGACTTTGGCAGATTTGGATTTATCCAAGATGTGTCAATCAAAAACTATTTCATTCTTGCGAAAGTTGAGAACAATCGCTCTAAAAACTCCAACAGAATATGACCATCCTATCCTGCGAGATAAAGACTATGAGAAATACAGCAAAGAACCAGCGTGGGAATGGTTAAATGAGGGTATTGAGCAAAAGGTGATGGATTTGTTCGGTGTAAGAATTGATAATGAATACAATCGAATTATCTATCCAGTATACGACATCCATGGAAACTTAATTAATATCAAAGCAAGAACCAGATATCCGAACTATAAAGAATTAAAACTTCCCAAATATATCAACTATTATAGTGTCGGTTGTATGGATTACTTTCAAGGATTAAATATAACTCTCCCATATGTAAAAGAAAAGAATGAGATTATCATTTTTGAATCTATTAAATCTGTTATGAAAGCATATGGTTGGGGATATAAAAATTGCGCTTCAGCAGAAAAACACACATTGACAAAAGAGCAAATCAATCTTTTGGTGAAACTTAAAGTCAATATTGTTTTCGCTTATGATTCTGATGTTAGTTATCGTAGCCAAGATGTAAAACAAAACATAGACAAGTTAAAAAGAGTTACTAACGTGTTTATTATCGAGGATAAACAAAAGTTGCTCGGTGGCATAGACGCAAAAAACGCTCCGGTTGACTGTGGAAAAGATATTTGGGAAGAACTATATTTTTCAAAAAAAAAGGTGGTGTAGAGTATATGGAATTTGGCTATAACAAAAGGCGTAAACCCATGAAAAACAGCACCTTTCTCGAATTAAATTTACTCGATGAAGAACACGGTTTATATGGTAGATGCAAAACCAGTAACACCCAACAATATTATTACTTTTCTATGTGTGACTTTGAAAAGATTAAAGAGTATTGTTGGAGCGAACATATTCACAAGGTAACTGGTTATAGGAGTTTAAGAGCAAAGGTTAATAAAAAAGTTATAACGATGCACAAATTGCTTGGTTTTAATAGTCCTGACCATATCAATCGGAATGCTCTCGATAATCGCAGAGAAAACTTAAATGGCAATACTACAAACAGAGAACAATGCTTAAATCAAGGATTGAGAAAAGATAATAAATACGGTTGCAAGGGAATTGAGTGGAGAAAACAACGTGGAAAATGGCAAGCAAGAATAAACGTTGATGGGAAACAAAAATATTTAGGATTGTTCGAGAGCAAAGAAGATGCAATAATTTCTCGGTTAAAAGCAGAGTTGCTTTATTATAAAAACAAGGAACACTTGTGGCAAAAAGAACTCATGAGAAAGCACAAATTGATTGGAGGTGAGGAAAATAAAAAAACCTTATAGTTATAGTAGTACCGCCTGTTTTGGGCATTGTAAGTATGAGTTCTATCTTGATTATATTATCAATGATGACGAACAGTATTTATCAGAAGGGAACTATTACGCCGAAGTAGGTAGTTTTGTTCATGAGATATTGGCAAAAATATTCCAAGGTGAAATCAAACCTGAAGATGCGGCGGAATATTTTATGGAGAATTATGAAAACAACATCTTTTATAAAGTAAAAGAGTCCACAATGACTAAAACTTATGATGCGTGTTTGGAATATTTCTTAACTGCTGATTTTGATTGGATTAACAATTACGACATTCTTGGTGTAGAACTGGAACAGCATTTTGTAATAGATGGATATGAATTTGTAGGTTACATAGATTTGCTTCTACGTGATAAATCAGATGGTAAAATCGTCGTTCTTGACCATAAATCTGCACCTTATCCAATGAAAAAAGATGGCGAAATAAAGAAAAACCAATTGCAAAGTTTCACATCTTATAAGAAGCAGATGTACTTATACTGTAATTCAATCTATCAGCAATATCACGAGTTCCCGAAAGAAATCGTTTGGAATCATTTTAAAGACGGTGGAAAATTCGCAATGATACCGTTCAAACAGGATGAATACGACGAAACAATCAAATGGTTTATCGATACAATCAAAACCATTGAAAAAGAAGAAGATTTTGAACCATCACAGGACTTCTTCTATTGCACAAATCTCTGCAACTTTAGACATAGTTGCGAGTACAAAAATCATTCGTAAAGGAGTTGAGTAGCATAAATAAACCGGAAACATATGTAGGATACCACATCCATAGTTTTTTGAGCAATGGAACAACCAATATCGATAGTATCACAAATTTCCGTAGTTATGTTGATGTTGCAAATAAGTATGGTATGTCAGCCCTCGGTATATCAGAACATGGGAACATCTTCGAGTGGTTACACAAAAAAGAAGCTATCGAAGCGGCTGGTATGAAATATCTACATTGTGTTGAAGCGTATCTTACAGAGGACAATGAAGAAAAGAGTGCGGTGTACACGGCTACTTCACTACTCGACTCCGCTTTTGCGGAAATGTGTGGAATACGAGATAAGAACATCAAAATTCGTTTCCGTAAATATTGGGAGAGAGAAGATGGTATGTGGTTGGCTACCGTTGATGACGAAAACTCTCAACACAATGGAAAAACACTTCCCATTGATATCGATACTTTAAAAAAGGAATATGCAAAAAGTAGAGATAATTACCACTGTGTTTTGATTGCAAAAAACTATGAAGGAGTATGTGAGTTAAATAAACTTGTGTCGGGTAGTTTTGACCGCTCCGATTATCACTTTTATTATATGCCACGTATCTCATTTGATGAACTTTTTGCCACATCAAAAAACATTATCATTACAACAGCTTGTTTAGGTGGTGTGTTACACAATGGCAACCCTCTAATTAAAGAAAAGATGATTTCTTTCCTAACCAGAAATAGGGATAGATGTTTTCTTGAAATCCAACATCATAATTGTGCCGACCAAATCGAATATAATCAAACCTTATATAATTTACATAAAGCAACACAAGTTCCCTTAATTGCCGGTACAGATACTCACGCTCTTAATGATGTGCATATGGATGGTCGTGCAATTCTTCAGAAAGCAAAAGATGTAAGGTTTGCGAATGAAGAAGAATGGGATTTGACTTTTAAATCCGTTGACGAATTAATTGCAGCATATAAAAAACAAAACTCTTTGCCTATGGATGTTGTTTACGAAGCAATTCAAAACACCGTTAAGATGGCAGATATGGTTGAGGAATTTAAACTTGATTATTCTGCGAAGTATCCGAAACTTTACGATGATTCCGAAGAAGCATTTAAACAGCTTATCAACGAAGGTGTAAGGCGCAGAGGTATCCAATCGTATCCCAATTATAGTGTGTATGTTGATAGAATTCATAATGAATTTGAAACATACAAACACAATAACGCCATTGATTTTATGCTTCTTGAAGAAGATTACAAGTCTGAAATGAGAAGAAGAAACATCAAGTATGGTTATTCTCGTGGTTCTGTATCTGGAAGCATTATCGCTTATCTGCTCGGAATTACAGAAGTTGATAGTGTAAAATACAATCTTAACTTCGAGCGTTTCATGAATAGAGAGCGTGTAAGCCTTGCTGACGTAGATACCGACTGGTTATCAGAGGATAGAAAGGTTGTTAAAGATTATCTTTTCGCAAAACAAGGTTTGTATTGCTGCGATATTGTAACCTTTAATACAATTGCACTCAAAGGAGCAATTGATGACGTTTGCAGAGCTTTATACAAAAGTGAATACCCTCCCGCATTAAAAAAGAAAATTCAAAAGGAAATAAATGAGTTTGGAAAAGTTACTGCGGAAACAAACCAAGAATGTGCAAAATACGATAAGCAATATTTGGAGATTTCGGATAGGATAAAAACCGAAGCAGAAATCGACGAGGAAGCAACTCGCCAAAAATATCCCGATGTATTTAAGTATGTAGACCTTGTAAATGGTGTTGTTGTTTCTGTTGGTAATCACCCAGCCGGATGCGTTGTATCACCATTTCCCGTTGATTCTTGGTTTGGAACGTTCACAACCACAACAGACGAATATCCGATTTCCGTTCTCAATATGAAAGAAATTGACTCATTGAATTTCGTCAAGTTGGATATCCTTGGTCTTGATAATATTGGATTGATTTACAAGACTTGTGATGCTGCTGGAATCCCATTTTTAACTCCTGATAATACGCCCGCAGATGATATGGATGTATGGAATAGCATTAAAGAAGATACAACAATGATATTCCAATGGGAGTCTGTAAGTGCAACATCATATTTACAACAGTTGTTTAGCGATACCACTATTGAGAAAATCAGAGAAGAAAACGCCAACTTCTCGTACATGGATTTGCTTTCGATTGGCAACGGTGCTATCCGACCAGCAGGTGAATCTTATAGAGATAAATTGGCACAGGGTATATATCAAGATAATGGTCATAAAGCCTTGAATGACTTTCTTGCCCCGACACTTGGATACCTTGTTTATCAAGAGCAGATTATCGAATTTTTGCACTCATTCTGTGGATACACGATGGGCGAAGCGGACATTGTACGTCGAGGGTTTGCAAAGAAAACAGGTACGGACAAATTTATTCCCAAAATCAAATCCGGTTTTGCCGAAACAATGAAAGAAAAATACGGGGTTTCAGAAAGTGAATCAGATAAGCTAATTGTAAACTTTATTCAAGTTATTGAAGATGCAAGTTCGTATCTATTTTCAAAAAACCATGCTGATCCATATAGTTGGATTGGATATATTTGCGGATATTTGCGTTATCACTATCCATTGGAGTTTATAACCACTGCATTAAATATCTTCGAGGGAAAAGAAGAAAAAAGTCTTGCAATTATTAACTATGCAAAGAAGCAGGGAATAAGAATTTCACCTATTAAGTTTCGCCACTCTATTGCACAATATAGTTTCGACAAGAACACCAATGAAATATTCAAAGGTGTTTCTTCGATAAAATATATGAATGCTGCGGTTGCAAATGAAATTTATGAGTTAAGAGATAATCGTTACGATACTTTTATTGATTTACTCAAAGACCTTCGTGATAAAACATCTATCAACTCTCGTCAGTTGAATATTCTAATTGAACTTGATTTCTTTGAAGAATTCGGCAACGCAAATTCTTTGTTGGCGCAATGTAAATTGTATAACGATTTAAGCGATAAGGTTCAATTTAAAAAGGATAAGCTCAAAGAATTGAATATCCCCGAAGAACTTGTACGAAAGTATGCAGAGAGAGAAACGGAGAAGATGTTTACAAAAGTCGATGTTGTTGGTTTATTAAATGCTATCATTCCAACAATTAAAGCCGCTCCGAGAACGCTTGGAGAAAAGGTGCAAGCTCAAATTACACATTTGGGCTATGTTGATATTGTTGATGAGAGATATGCAAGAATGGCTGCCGTGTTATCTTTGGATACAAAATACTCTCCAAAACTCAAATTATACTCGTTAAAACACGGCACAGTTGTTGATTGCAAAATTGACAAAAAGACATTTGGAAAAACAAAACTATCAGAAGGCGACATTGTGAAAATCCAAAGCACAAAAGATAAGCCTAAAACAAGACGAAACGAAAATGGTGAGTGGGAATCTATTCCTGGCACAAAGGAAACATGGATAACTGCTTACCAAGTTATAAAGGATTTATAATAAATCTGAACAACCATAAAGGAGAATTGATGAAATATATTGCAAGTTGCAGTTTCGGAAAAGATAGTCTTGCACAGATTATCCAAATAAAGAAACTCGGACTACCTCTTGATGAGGTTATTTATTGCGATATTCTTTTCTCTGCCTCCCCCGAATTAGTGGCGAACATCCATTGATGGCTCAATGGATTCCCACTGCGGAGAGGATTTTAGAGAAAGAATTTGGTATAAAAGTGAAGCATATAACCGCTAAAAAGTCTTTTGTAGAACAATTTTATACCGAGAAATCCAAAGGCAAACATATGGGAGATATTTATGGTTTCCCATATACTCTTGGAGCTTGGTGTAATAGCCGTTTGAAACTTGACCCGATAGCACAACACATATCTTCAATAAACGATAAAGTCTATCAATACGTGGGAATAGCCTATGATGAACCGGATAGATATAGGCGGCTCAAACAAAATGAAACAAACAAAATCGAATATGGCTCGGTGTTGTTTGATAATCAAATAACCGAGCAAATGGCATTTGATATTTGTGCAGAATATAACCTTGTGTCGCCTGTCTATTCGAGTGATTCTTTTCGAGGCGGATGCTGGTTTTGTGTAAAACAATGCATAGCAGATTTATATATACTATGGAAAGATTACCCGGAATATTTTGAGATGTTACTGCAGTTAGAAAAAGATTCTCCGGTTTCTTTTAAACCTAATTCAACAATTTCGGAATATGCAAGGAGATTTGAACATGGATACATACCACCAAGAAGAAAGAAAAGAAATGAACAACAAAATTACGCTTGACTATGAAGAATTTGAGAAACACATATTATCAATACAAAGGATATTTAAACTCCAAGATGATATGAGTAATTTAACTCATAATTACAATAATGAGTGTGGAGATATGATTGAATTTTTCTTCCCAACTCTTGTTGATAATGTGGTCAAGCTGCTTACCAAAGCAACCAAAGATGAAGAAAACGGCTGGATAAGTTATTGGTTATACGAACTCGATTGTGGTGAAAAATATCACGATGGAAGTGTTACATCCGCCGATAACCAAATTATTAAACTAAAAACCATACAAGATTTATGGAATGTATTAATGGAGGATTTGAAAGATGATTTTTGAGGAAGTACAGCAAGATTTATTTACCGTTCCGCAGGGTTATTACCTTGCACATTGCATTAGTGGTGATTACGCTCTTGGAGCAGGTATTGCAAAGAAGTTTGACGAGGTATATAACATGAGATTTAAACTTCATAGAGATTTCGCAATTCCTGAAGGAGAGAAGTTTGCAAACGTTGGCAGAGCATTGTTGGTTGACAACGTGTTTAACCTTGTTACCAAACAACGTTGTTTCCACAAACCTACTTACGACTCGCTTTATGACACTTTGATTGACATGAGAGAACTGTGCGTAGACTTTGGAATTACCAAGCTCGCAATGCCCCTTATTGGATGCGGTCTTGATAAGTTAGATTGGGAGCAGGTAAAGGATGTAATCGATGATGTTTTTAATGAGACAGACATTAAAATTTTGATTTGTAAACTGTAAGGAGAAAAACAATGCCGGACTTTACACCAAGGTATTTGGTAATGGTTACGGCTGGTGCAAACAATAATAAGTATTATCGTATGACACCACATGGCGATTCGTGGACTGCGGAATATGGGCGCATAGGAAGCAGTTCACAACGCCGCACTTATTCAAAAAGCCAATGGAATGCGAAGTACAATGAGAAAATCAACAAGGGGTACGTTGACCAAACAGACCTTGTAAAAGATTTGATAAGCACCGAGAAGCCGAAACAATCTGAATACAAAGAAATTGAAAATAAGGTTATCGCAGAAATTGTTGAAAGATTGCAAAGCATGGCTCGTAAGGCAATCAGCGAAAACTACACCATTTCATCAAACAAAGTTACACAAGCAATGGTTGATGAAGCGCAAACAATTCTTACCAGTCTTTTAACCATCGAAGATAGGACGAAATTCAATGAAACGCTTTTAAAACTATTTACAGTTATCCCCCGAAAAATGGGTTCTGTAAGAAACTATATAGCACAAGATGATACGCAGTTCGCTAAAATCATTAGTAGAGAGCAAGACCTTCTTGACATTATGAAAGGTCAAGTTGTTCAGAAACAAGCCATAGAAGAAGTTAAAAATGATAAGCCTATCAATGATAAAACCATTCTCGAACAACTTGGCTTGGAATTTGAAGAATGTACTATTGATGATATTGCGAAAATAAAAGTAGCACTTGGTTCTTGTTCCGACAAATTCCATAAAGCTTGGAAAGTAAAGAATCTTAAAACACAAGAGCGTTTTGACAAGTTTGTAAAAGATAATGATATCAGTGATGTTCGATTGTTATTCCATGGTTCTCGTAATGAGAACTGGTGGTCTATTATCAATAGCGGATTAGTATTAAGACCGACCAATGCGGTCATTACCGGCAAGATGTTTGGATATGGTATTTACTATGCGCCAAAAGCAAGAAAATCTTTGGGCTATACCAGCCTTTCAGGAAGCTATTGGGCTAATGGCAGTTCTTCGTCAGGGTTTATGGCGTTGATGGATGTTGCTTATGGTAATCCTTATGACGTTCATTCATTCAATAGTAAATACTATAATTTCAATTATGAGGCTTTGCAGCGAGCTTGCCCAGGCGCAAATTGCTTACACGCTCACAAAGGACAAATGCTACGTAACGATGAGATAATTGTTTATAAAGAGGAACAATGTACGATTAAGTACCTTGTGGAACTTAAAAATTAAAAAATAAATCTGAAAAACCTCTTGACATTCAATGAGAAGTGTGATATAATTATACTGTAAATTAATCACAAGATATATTTGTGTAGGATAGTTTATTGATGGGGTAACTCATCAATAAATCTTATACACAAAAACTAAATCTGAACAATACACTCCGCGAAAACAAATAAGCCTCGAAAGTTTCGCAGAGTAAAAATCAGATTTTGATAATAAAAACCGCATTTCATTCACATTTATAGGAGAAAAACAATGAAAGTAGAAATTCTTAATCCAGAGGTTGTGAAAAGCCTATATCGCAACCACGGCGTATTTGCTTGCACTTGTTATAACACACCGGAAGCATATGCCGAAAAGGTTGGTAAGAGTTGTGCTAATGATGGTCACATGAGCGGTAGTCGCTGTGAATACATCAAGTTCAAAATTACAGACCTTGACAGAGGCACAGCAGAA